CACCATCCAAAGTATCTAATCTTTCGATTTCTACTTTTTCGTTTTGACGTGCTTTTATTAAAGTTAGCAATCCACTTGAATTGAATTTAACCGTTACCTTGCCGTTATCATAAACATACTCGGATAAATCTAATACACCAATATAATCCCTTTGCCAACGGTCAGTAAGTGGATGTCTTGACTTTCTTTCAAGTGTTATCTCGGCGTTAATGTCGTATTGTTCGTAAACCGATTTGATAAATACGGCACCATCGTCAATAAAAGTTAAATCAGATGACAATTCAGAAAACACACCATGATAATCTTTATGTCGCTCATAGCTTTTTTTGTCATCATACCACCCCAAAGGCTCGTTAATCTCAAAAGAAAAACCCCCGTGAGATATGATGTACTTAACCCTATTTTCAAAAGATATTTGCATTAAAATTGAGCGTTTTTATTTTTCCAAAGATAGTAATCTAAATTGATTTTAACATTATTTTGGTTTTGAATTTTTACACTTCTAAAACCTTTTTTTATTTCGTTGCTGATATTACTCATGTTTCTATCGAATTTATCAGATAATGACAATTCTTTTACTTTATTCGATTTGCTTTGTAAAGACGTGAGAATTGACGCTCTTTCCAACATCTTAAACTCTTTTAGGTAATCGTCTTTTGATTTATAAACCTTTGTGCCTCGTTCTAAATTCAATAATGTATCTTTGTTTGGTGTCAAATATGCTGGTTTGCTTGGCTCTTTTACTATTTCATTTACGCCACCATCCCCAACTATTGCCAATCCTCCTTTGTGAAAGTCTGTACCTTGTTTGTATTTTGGGATTGGTGTTGCTATAATTGTTGCTAATTGCAAACCACCGACAACACCAGCATAAACAGAAAGCGGTATGTTTGGCAATGCCTCAACAACCGCAGAAGCTGTGTCCATAATCGTTTTCATTACGTTAAACGCCTTTTCGTATTTGGCTTGTTTTTGTTTTTCTGCTAATTGCTTTTTACGTAATACCTCTTGTTTTCTAAATCGCTCCTCCTCTAGTAAATTTTGTTGAACGCTGTCATCCTGCGCTAATTCCATTTGATGCGAATAGTAATCCTCATTTGCATCCATTTCCGCTTGGATGCCGTCGATACGGTTTTGAAATACGGTGTTTATTAAATTACTAATTTCAGATAGCGCACTTTGTACTATTTCAACTCTTTGTTCCCATTTATCTTTGAAGCTCTCTAAATCTTGCGCTTCCGCATCTGCTAATCTTTTGCGTGTTTCCGCTTCGATTTGTGCAATAGTTTTTTGACCTTGCAACTCTGATTCATCCATCGGCTCTAAACCGTTGTTTTGGGTGATATTTGCAAGTTCTTCTTTTAGTTTTTTATATTTTTCCAGAAGCGCAATTACTTTTTTATACTCCTCCGAACCTACAGCAAGGTTTTTTGATTCGGCTTCTAGTTGTGATATTAACTTATCAAAATATCCTAAAGAACCATCAATTAACTTATTTCTTTTATCAATTTCTACGTTGTGGGCTTTTTCTCTTTCAATTACTTTTTTACTTACATCATCTCCGCTTTTATTAGTTTTGTTTAGCTCTTTTTTATCTGTATTAAGACTTCTTACTGAATCATCTAAATCTTGATACACAATACTCAATTCACGTAAATATCCTTCCATTCTCTTTGTATAAACAGATTCTTCTTTTGTCGCTAACATATTGACATTAGCTGATTTCATCTTTTCCGCAATTGCTTCTTTTTCCTTTTCATAAAGCATAATTGTTTCGTTAATTCTCGCTTCCTCTAACTTCTTAATGTTTGATGCGTTTTTTTCACCGGCAATTAAATCTCTGTATTTTTCATTTATTGCAGTTCTTTGTTTTGTCAGGCTTTCATTTATAGCGTCTCCTGTTTCTTGTGCTATTTTTTTTCCATCTTCTAGAGCTTCATTTAATCTTTTTTGTGCCTTTGCTGCGGTGTAAGCCGATTCGCTAAAAGTATAAAATGCTGTTACTAATAATCCAATAACAGATAAAACAGCTGTAAACGGATTGAGGTTCATTGTCGCTAAGAATGCTTTTAACGCTTTTGTCGCCCCACTTATGCCTCCGGCTAGTGCTATTTTTGCAATTCTTAATAAAGCTACTGCTCCGGTGTAGGCTTTTGTTATTAATGATGTTGATACCATAACAACTTTATAACCTAGAAACGCCTTTGCTACATCAATTATAATTGCTAATATAATATCTAGATTATCCGCTAGATATGATATTGATTTTGTTAGTTTATTTGAAACTTTGTTATTTTTGTCATTTTCAACTAATAATTCTGTAAAAGCATTTTTTAAACGACCAACTGAAGCCCTGATTGTTTCAACTTTATCCCTATTATCAGCATTGAAAGTTTTTTCTAATTGTTTAGCAAAATTTGGCAACACTTCTTCTGATATTACCTTGCCCTCTTTAAGCATTTTATCAAGTTCATCAGTAGTGACGTTCATTGATGCTGCCATAATTTGAAACGCTCCAGGCAATCTATCTCCTAACTGACCCCTTAACTCCTCTGCTTGTATTTTGCCCTTAGAAAGCATTTGACCCAACGCCTTCAAACTTCCCTCTGTATCTTCAGATGATAACCCCAATAATGCAGATGACTTTGCAACAGCTCTAAAAATATCCTCTTGCTGTTTTAAAGTTAGATTTGTATTTTTTGATGAGGCATAAAATTTCACATATGAGTCGGTTAGTTTTTTAATTTCAACTCCCGTTTCATTTGCTAAATCTTTTATAAAGCCTTGTGATCTTTCATATTTTTCAGAAGTTTCTGTTACATTTTTTAAAGCTATATCAATCGAATTAAGAGCGGTTATTTGCTCGAATATTGATTTCCCTATTGATACTGCCGAAAGTAAACCAAATGCACCAGCAAATTCTCTAATAGCATACATTCCTTTTCCTAGTGCGCTTTTATAGTTCCCTACGTTCTTTGTGAAATCGGATGTGGCTCGGTCTGCCTTAACTACTTTTGCGTGTAGTCTATCATACTCCTTTTGTGCTTTTCGTATTTCTTGATTTGATGCTTTTTCGCTTGCAATTAAATCTCTTAATTTTGTTTTGGCTTGTTCTCTTTGGGTGTTTAATTTTTGATAAGGACCTACAAGCGCATTATTTAAAACCGCTTCTTCTCGGATTGTTTTGTTTTGTAATTGTCGTGAAACTTTTAAATCGGCTAATTTTTTAACCTCATCATTTTCAGATACTAATAATTGAGCCTTTGTCCTAACTAAATCCTGAACAACCTTTTGTTGCTCTTTCATTGTTGATGTGGTTACTCTTATTAGTTGCGCTTCTTTTTCCTTTGAAGCTACATAATCACCCTCGCTTTTAACGGCTTTTAATTGTGGGTACAATGCAACCAATTCCTTAACAGATGCAACAAATTGCTGATTAGTGGCAATGGCTTTTTCAACGTTCTTTTGATATGCAGAACCCCAATTGATTGCGTCATCAGTAATAAGTTCTTTTATTGTAATTGTACCGCCTTTATTTGCCATTTTCTAACCTTTTAATTTTGTCGTTTACTAAGTTCTGTAATCCGTAGAATTGTGTGACTGTGATTTGATTTGTGTCAAATGTTAATCCGGCAATCATGCAATAAGATAGGATTACTTCATCTACATTGGTTTGTACTTCCGATTTTGGTAGTTGTCTTTTAAGTTCCTCAACTTTAATATTGATTGATTTTGATTGCTTTTCAATCCTTAAAATCTCGTTAAAGTAGTCCGATTCTTCTAATTTGTACCCGTGTAGTTTTAAAATCTCTAAAAGTTCGTTTGATTTATCGAATTTCAAACCCTCTAAACAAAGATTAATAATGTTTTGTTTCAATTCGAGTGATGAAATTCTAACCGACAAATCTAAAACTTTTGATGCTTCCCCGTTTGGATTAAGTTTTTTGTAGTCATCGTACAATTTTAAGAATAGTTCTTTGTGGTTTTCTACTCCTAAAATAGTACTATCTCCATTTTCTATGATTTTTATCATAGTTTTAAACGGGATTGTGTCAATGCTATATGTCGAGTTGTTTACGGGATTCAAGTTGTAGGTATGGTAAAAGATTATTTTCGATTATTTCTGCAAGGTTTTCATCTGTCAAACCGAATAATTCATGTGAAAGCCAATGTTTAGATTTTAGTATTTCATCAGTCTTTGAATCCGTACTACCAAACATTATTTTGTTGTTATCAACTTTAATGTAGAAGCCTTTAAAAAAGTTACCCGTATCAACTGATGTAAATGGTTCGCCCTCTCTTTTTCGTCCTCCGCTTATTTCCTCCGTTGCTTTTGAGTAGTATCCTATTGGATTACCGAATATGTCGCTACTCGCTTGGAATAGTTGCTCCTTGTTCGCTGTTATCCAATTCACCTCCGTCTTCCGAATGTACGTAATCAGCAACGACTTCAATTGATTCAGTTTCTTTGCGTTTTCCTACGCTTCGATTAATGTTGCCATCGGTTGCTATTTTATGCGCTTGTTTGACTTCGTCAGGGCTCAATCCTACTAATAATACTTCAAATTGAGTTTTAAAATCAGCAAGGGAACTGTTGATTCCCTCGCTGAATGATAAATTTTTGAACTTTCTCATTAGATTGTTACGGCTAAAAGTACACCCTCTAAAAGTATGTCGCCTAATGCAACAACTCCTACAAGGTTTAAATTTCCGGTTGTTAATCCTGTTCCGGCTAATGTGTATCTACCGGATACAGTTGTTGATTCGCTTAATCCCGTCAATGTTCCACCTGAATAAGTAAAGTCACCAACTACTAAGCCCTCAACTCCAGTACTATCACATCCAGTAGTTACATCAACTACAATTGCGCTAGATATAGCAGAAACTAAAGTAATATTGGCATTGAATATTCCGCTTAAGTCGTTTGCATCCCAATTTGGAATACGTCCAAAAGGCGATTTTTCCAACTGTTCAAAGTCTTTGTAAGTCAATGTTACCATTGTTGTAGCGGGTTTGTCTTTAACTGTTCTTTTTCTGATAGAAACATCAAAATAAGATAAGTCTTGACCGCTTACACTACCGTCATCGTTTAGGATTCCGATAATTGCGCCATCCTCCGTAATTTCAAATACTTTCGTATAATCTGAATCTTGATAAGATTTCAATGCTTTATGTGAGCAAAGTCCTAAATAAGATTCGAAAGTAGTTTTCTTAACCTCTTTTGAAGTTTTAAAACGGAACTCATCCGCTTCAAAGAAACTTGCCTCTGTGTCGGCGTTCGCTACTTCGTAAAGGTCGAATAAAGGAACTAAATCCTTTGCTGTAATACCATCAATCCACTTATCTCTATCTACTGCGTCTGTGACGTTAGCAAACTTAAAGGCAGATTTTGATAATACGATATGTTTAAGTTTTCCCTCGATACATTGTTTAGATGCACCCGTGTTTAAAACTTCGCTTGCTGTGTTACAAATTTGTACACTCATAATTTTTAATAATTTATTTTATTGTTAATAATGCAATTGTTATAAGATATTTTTAGTCTAATTTTTACGGCGTCCCAAATGTCTGTCGTAAATGATTTATCGGCATCCGTGTAATTATAATACTTCGTTAATTGTTTTTTTTCGATTAATGTCGTAAATCCACTACGCTCAAATGCTTTGTAAATATTCTCTATTAAGGGAAACAAAATAGTATCAAAGTTTAATTTTACACGCTCTCGGTTGCTTAAATTTGCGTCTGTTATGGTCGCAACAACCAAATCGAACTCGGTTTCAAACGTTGCTTTTACATCTTGTGGCTGTTCATCGTAAGGAGTAATCAACCAAATTAACGGATAAGGATTAGAATTTTCTCTTTTCATTGATTGTAGAAATATATTTAAATCCTCTTTTGTGCCAAAGTCATAACTTGATTTAAAGGAGTTACCCTCGTAATCCGTTACGTTTGGCAAAGTATCAAACAATTCTATCAATCTAAAGTCTAAGTTCATAATCCGTATTGGTTTTTATACTCGAAACTCTTACCTAACCACTTAGGAAAATCCACGTTGTTATAATCTAGGAAAGCGTAAAGGCTTAACATATATGGTTTATCCTGAAACATTATCTTTTCGACCATATCATTCCACACACTTACTAATTTTTGTGTCGGGTTTGTCTTTGTTGCTCCGTTTGGATTGGCTTGTATAAATCCAACGCCTGAATGATTTTTCAAATCGTCCTCCATAAATTTATAATAAACGTAATCTGCAATAAAAGAGTTATTAGATTTCAAACCATCAAATTTATATATGTAACCATCAATAGTCATCTCGACACCGTTTACTAAGTCTTTCCATTTTTGATCCGCTGAAACCTTAACCGATTGTTCTGTTTGCCCATTCAAAACCTCTAAATTAGACTGTAATTCCTTGTATAAGTCATATCCTAAAGTAGTAATGAGAATATCACGCTCATATTGTTCGATAAATGAATCCAATTTCACTTTGTTACCTAAAAGATTACTATTAGGCGTTGTGTCCTGACTGTTAGCTATTAGCAACCCATTTTGAAAAATTGAACGTGATATTAACATATTACTATTTTTAAGATTTTGACTTATCAAACTTCGCAACCTTGTGAACCCTTACTAAATTACTAGCTATCATTGAATCACAAAGATAGGTATCACCCGTCTTTTTGGTTGCGAAATCTTTTATGAATTTTATCTTTACCATCTTATTTAGTCCAAGAACCTGTAATGGTTGTGCGGTCGCCCGTAGTTCCAACAGCTACCAATTTAGTATATGGATAAACAACGTCGTTTATTACCCATGTTGCTACTAAACCGTTTACGATTGTAACTTGGTTCTTGTCTGTTCCCGTGTGAGATGCAATAGGTGATGCAGTTCCCAAACTTCCGTCTGCAAAATTAATCAATTGATAATTTGTTCCGTCCAATGACCCGTATAACGCAATTGTTCCATCAGATGTTCCGCTAACTTGCGTACATAAAACCTGAACTGCTTTTGCGTCGGTCATTACATCAGAGCTAACTGTGATAGCTCCGTTCAAATCGATACTAGTTAATGCTCTTGCCATAATTTAAGATGCTAATGTGGTTAATGCTGTTTGAATTGAAGTAACTTTTTTAAATCCACCTTTGTCGGCTGTTCTAATTAAAAATGCCAAACGTCTGCGCACTTTTAATGTCATCATATCCTCAACAAATTGAGTACCTGAATAACCTTTACTTAAAGAGATGCCCGGTTTAAAGTAAATTCTCGCATAACGGCTATCTCCTAAAACAAGGGTGTCGGCTGTCACTGCATTACTTTCGATTACTACGATAGAACCAACTTGCTGACCGTCTCTGCTAACGAAAGGAGGCATTACATAATTGTTATTAACGTCTTTTTTCAACTTCATTAAGTTAATGTCGCTGATATTCATAAATACAAAGTTTGGGCTGTATTTTGAACCTCCGCTTGAAGTAATGTTTTCTGAAACTTTAACGATTAAGTCGTAAATATTAGCATCTGATATACCACTTGCAACGGGAACATAAGCATCAACAGAAGCTAATATACCTTTGACATTTGGAGGCGTTCCGTTTGCGTTTACAAGGTCTGTATCAACTTTAATATCAACGTTTGTTTCTAAGAACATTTCCAACTCTGCAACGAATTGTTGTTCGTCTTCTTCAAACTCATCAGATACCGGTAAAGTGTCGCCAATCTTTTGAAGTGCTAAAGTGTACTGAGTCCAAGTGGCTGTTGATTCAGGGAATGTACCACTTTCTGAAATTGCTGCAGCTGCTCTAACTGTTGTGTCTGCATCCCAATCCCAATATTTTATCACCCCTTGATTGTTACTTTCTGAAATAGGAATTTTTCTAAACAAATCCCATACGGATAATTTGCGGTGTGCTAATTGACCAATGTCGCTCAACTCATAGCCTTGCGTATTACTTCCGATTGAAGCTCTTAAGGTGTCTGCTTTCAAAACAACCTCAGCATCCTTGCCTTTTGCAATAGATTTGATGAGCTCTTTGTGTGTTTTAACTTCGTCAATTAAAGTCGCTACAACACCGCCTTTAATACCTTTTTCGGCTAATACGTCGATGCGTTCTTTCAATCCCTCGTACATTGATTTGGTTACTTCATTAGTTGATGCGCCTTTCAATGTGTCAAGCTCTGATTTAAGAGTTTGAAGTTCTCCTTTTGTTGCGTCGTTTTCGTTTGCAACTGATTCAATAAACTCGCCATAAAGTTGGCTCATTTCTTCGGGTGACTTTGCCTTAAAATCCGCTTCAGTCACTTGTTTTAATGATAAAAATGCTAAAAATTTTTTCATTTGTGTTAAATTAAATTAGTAAAAAATTGCTTTTGTCTGTCTTGAAGTGATTTCTCGGCTTCTTGTTGTTCTTTTGTCAGAGTGAGTTCAATCGGCTCTAATAACATTTGTTCTAATTCCTTTACTTTATTTTCTAATAACTTACCATACTCATTTGTGTAATTCAAAGTATGTAGTTTTAGTTTTAGTAAATCGATTGTTTCTTGTATTGTTTTTTTATTCTTAATATCGTGTAGTGGTGTATCTGAAACGGCACCAAATAAAACAGTAGAATATTCGTATTGTCTTACTTCTGAATAATCCCAACCGCCTTTTTCGTTTTTTTGATACTTACCATTTATACCTATAAAACCGTGTGAGTGTTCTAATGTTGTCCCGTGTTCTTTCGTAAACTTATAATCCTCAAATAAATCAATTGCAACTTGTTTGTTTAGGTTTAATTTACTTTCAATAATACCAGTTAATGGGTCTTTATTTATCGGAATACCTACAAATGTAGAAACCCCGTATCTATGGTCTACTAAGTGATATTGTTTATTTTCTTTCCATGTTTTAGTTAAAGACCCACTCAATAATCTATCATCATCAGAATCATACTTATCAAATTGAGTTATCTGTATAACAACAACACCGTTTTCGTTTACATCATTTACTTTTGTCTTTAGCGTCTTTGTGATTTTTTCCATTACTTGTCGGTATTAAAATTATTTTTTCTTTATTTTTTAATTTCTTATGATTTGATAGATGGTACTTTTCCGTATTTTTTTTTAAGTGTTCCATATTTGTTGATTCTGATTTGTTTATCCATTGCTCTCAAAAATTGCTCACGTCTTAACTCATCGTTAAACATTTCGTTAATCTGAGGTTTAATGATTGATATTTTCTGTTTAAACATCAACCAATTATAAAATCGGATAAACGGGTTTAATAATCTATACATTTGTGTTTGGTTTAAATTTATAATCAAATCCGAAGTCTTTTGCTATTTGGTTCGGGTCTGCTCCTAACTGCACTAATTTAGTCATTGTGTCTACTTTTTTATCCATTGTTTCCGATTTCTCTTTTTCGTAAACTTGATTAAATGATAAATGCGCCCATGATATTTTCATTGTTTCAGGATCATAAATATATTTATAATGCTTTACAAACGCCTGAATAAGTGCATCACCTTTCGCTTGTAGGCTCATTTCGGTTAATGATGCCCTTGCTATTCTTTGATTATCCCACGTGCCTTTTCCGATTGCTTCGATTACGTCTTTTGGAATGTTATACATATTCCCTATAATATGCAAATCGTTTAAATAGCTTTCGTCAAGTGCTAATGCTTTGATGTTATCTGTAAATCGTTTAATATCTACGGGTGTTTTTCCAACGTGTAATCGTTCTTTACCCTCTAATTTAGTCTTAATATCTTGTTTTTCTACTTCTCCCATTGGCAACTCGGTAACGTCCTCAAGTGCATTTTTACCGCTTACCATAAACTTACGGCTAAAGTCTAAATTATCCCTTTTCGCTTCTAATCCAATATTTGAGTTTGTTACAACTTTATATAAAGCATCTAAACGACTAAAACCCTCAAACCAATTTAAACCGTTTGAAGTGTCCGCAATGTGAATGATGTCTTTTATTTTGTAAGTCTTTTTTGTTCTATCGTCAAAAATATAATCAATTTCACTTTCTAAAAGTTCATTGTAATTTTGCTTTGATAGGTAGAATTTATCTAGCAACTCCCGTGTTTTTCTCGGAATTTCCATTTTAGCAACGTTCATCCAGTAAATATTGTCTTCACTATCTATATTTCTTGACGGTGTTACGCAATAAGAATTTCCAAGTGTTTGCCAAAACATAAAATCCCAAAGGAATTGAGATTGAGTTTGAAATGGATTAGGGTTTTGAAACTTTTTTAAAAGTGGTTCTGGAAGTTCAAGTTTGGCCAAAGAAAATATATCAGACAAAAGTATTGCAATTTTTAACATTGCCGGATTGTCTAATACTAAACTTAACTTGTCTTTGTTTGTAGAATGTGGTAAATAGCCTTTTTCAGACTTGAATAGCTTGAAGTCAGAAACGCTATAAAAGTGCTGTATAACGGGTTTGAAGTATGAAAATATGCCTATGTCATGGTTTCGGGCTTACCCCTTTTGTAATTACTTGGCAAATATAAGTCTTTATTTGATAAATGCAACTAAATTGAAATAAATTATTCAAATACCTCCTTTTTCAAAATTTGGCTTAGGTTCTGAATTTTTTTTCGCTAATTCCTTCATTTGTAAAAGTAAGGCATCAATTACATTCATGTCTGGATTTTCTTTTTCTATTTCAATCAACGCTATTTTATGAAGTGATTGCATTTTATTTGGAAATATAACTTTTTCATTCAATGAACGTATTGCATCAGCAAAGCGATAAGCGGCGTTTGATGCCCTAAAATATATCCTTAATAATTTTATTGTTTCATCCATTTTCTTGAGTTATTATAATAGTGATAGAATTGGTTACAAATTCATCTTCACATAATGCTGATTTTAATTCCGCTTTTGA